GGACTGTCTTCCTCAAGGTCAACGATACCGAAGAACTTATAACCAATTCTTTTCATAACTTGATAGACTTCAGAACAAAAGAAAATTCTACCACCTTTATCTTGTCTATTTATTTCGTAGGGGATATTTAACGCAATTCTACCATCGTCTTTTAATAACTGATACGCTTCAGTTAACCATTCTTTAGTAAATTTTAGATATTCATCAAAATATACATCATCATTATGAACATCATAATTAATCCCAACACCATAAGGACAACTAGTCACAATTAAGTCAATTGAGTTTATCGGCATTTTTGACATTATGTCAATACAATCACCATTAATAACTTTACCCGTATAATTTTCTATCATTTCTTCTCTAATGTTTTAATGTGATGTTCTAAATAAAATAACGCTTTTTTTAAATCTTCAATTTCTTTTGTATGGTCTTTCTTACCCGCTCTTGAGATATATTTTACTGTATTCCCAAGTGAAAATCCTAAGTCCCAAGCGTCAATCACTTTTATGGCCTCGTAAACGTTCGCCGCTCCTCCGTAATGTTCGGGATGGTCTACTTGTTCTTTATTCTTTTGGTTGTCCATAACTAATTGAGTGTTCTTCTTCTTGTTCAGGAATCGTTAATAAATCTGTCTCACCAATAATAACTCTAAGTTTTGTTATCATCAAGTCGTTTCCTGAATAAGAATGTTTTCTTTCAAAGTTAATACCTTTAACAATCATTTTTAATCCACCAACGACAACTCCTGTTGGGTCCAAATACTCTAAGGTTATATCAGTAATCTCCAATAATTCTTTTGGGTTATATGTGTCCATAACCGTTTCAAAAAACTCAGTTTTGAGAATGATTGTCTCACCTTCATTATACATTTTGTACTTTCTAAACAAGTACGGGTTAATGTTTATCGGATGGGTTCTAATAATCCATCTATTTTCCATTAAAGGCTCAATAGGTCTAAATTCTATACTCATTTTTTTACTTCTCGTTTATATTAAATTTTACTTCTTCAGTTTTACCATTAGCTCTTGACTCCATCATTTCAGATGTAAGTTCGTATTGTTCATCATTTTGATACTCCCTTAATAATTCATCACTAGTTAGAATTCCATTGTATTTTTTTGCCACCTCATCAAAGTTTTTCATACTAACATTGGTATACATGTTGTGGACAGTCTCGGCTAGTTCATCCGCCATGTTAATTGTTTCACAAATAACTTTGACTATTTCATAAGGGTTTGCGTTTGACGCTGGTCGTCTATCCTCAATATACCCTTTCCACTCTTTAGCCGTTGACACGGGAACTCGAATAGACGCTCCTCGGTCACTGATACCCCAACTAAACTTATCAATTGATTGTGTCTCGTGTCTACCTGTAAGTCTTAGTTCATTATCAGAACCATATACCTCAATATGCTGGCGTCTTCTTGACTCTAACGAATTGAATAGTGCGGTGAAGTATCTTACCCCTCCTTTATTTCTCATTTTATTTGTTGAGAAATTTGTGTGTAACCCAGAACCATTCCATTCACCATAGACAAGTGGTTTAGGGTGATATTCAATATAATATCCATATTTTTCAGATAACTTTTCCATGAAATATCTTGACATCCAAAGGTCATCTCCCGCCTTTAATTTACCCTTAGAGAATACTTGATACTCCCATTGGCCTAAAGCCACCTCAGCGTTAACTCCTGTTATGTCAATACCCATTGTTAAACAGAAATCCATATGTTCCTCAACAATATCTCTACCAACAACATTAGACCCCACACCACAATAATATTTTCCTTGTCCTTCAATTGACCCTTCACTATGACCTAATATTGGTTTGTTTTTACCTTCACGGATAAAAAACTCTTGTTCAAATCCGAACCACATATCTTCATCTTCTTCTCCTAACTTGGCTCTTTGATTTGTTTCATGAGGAGTCTTCCCATCGGGATTCATAACCTCACATAAAACGTAAATTTTAGAAGTGTCAACCAGTGAACAATAGACTCTTACAGGTTTTAAAATACAATCAGAATTATCCCCTTCCGCCTGTAATGTTGACGACCCATCAAAATTCCATTCAGGAATACCGTCTAATTTATAAATTTGTTCTTTAACAACTTTAATTTTACTTCTTAAATTTGGTTCAGGTGTATACCCGTCAACCCATATGTACTCGATTCTTGTCATTTTTTTTTATTTTTTATAGTGTAGTAGTTATTTTCTTTAGTTAGGATTCCGTCTTCAACCAACTCATCCAAATATTCTTTAGCCTCAAATTGATTTGTCTTTAATATATTAGAACAGATAAATTCCAAATCCAATGGTTGCCTTAATTTTGACAAAAGTAATTTAGTATTAAACGATTTCTCCATTCTTAATCATTTTTAAAATTTCTTTATCTTCAACCCCTTTTTCATATAGTTTGAATACTTTTGTGGAGGCCTCATCTGTAAAAATAAGAGCATCAACGGAAAACACTTTTGATAACGGATAATTGTTCTTTAAAAACTCTTTCACATTATCTAGTTTAACAAATCTTTTATTGAACCCCATTTGGTAATAATTTTTTAGTTTGGTTATTCTTTTGTTTGACTGTTTGAATAATATAGGACATAATCTTTCTTTTGAATATAGGGACTAATGTTTCCTCCAAAGGGAATATATCGTCACATAAAACTTCAAATAATGGAAATTTATGAATCTTAACCTTTTCTTTAGTTGACAAAAAATTAAGTATAATATCGTTAATTGTCAAATTATCCTCAGTACCTTGATGTATTAATTTCAAAAATGTTTTGCTTTGGACATCTGTTTTGGATACTTTTCTTGTAGTGTATCTCCAAACATATAAGGTCTCTTTAGTTTTATAATAAAAAAACCCAGTCTTTGACTCTAAATTGTTCTTATTCTTTTTAACATTAATGTGTATTGAGTCGTACACAACAGACCATATTGACTTAGCTATTCCGAAGTAATCCTGTAATTTTGGATGACTATATTTTAGAATCTTTCTATATTCCAAAAACTCATCTTCGGCCATGATAGGAATATTCTTAACCTTAAGGTCAGATATGATTAATTCATCGTCAAAGGACGATAAAACTTTTTCAGTATACAGAATTTGGTTTTGATTGAGTAACGTTTGGATATTCCCTAAATGTAGAGATAGTTCGGTGAACATAGGGTACACCTTCATCTCCTCAAGATTTTTATTTAGTTTTTGGAAATACCCAAGTAAGATGTATTGTTTTTGTTCGGAATCAATAATTCCTTCAAACAACCAATCGGTATCCATCACAAACTTTAATTTATTTTTTCTAACTGTACTCATTTTACTCAAAAAATATAAATAAAGTTTTATAATAAATGAATAGATTTACTCAACTCTCATGATATAATACGTTTCATCGTTAACACGTTCCGAATCGTAATTACCATCATACCCATTCATAACACCCCATCCGTCTGACTCAACTAAAGCTTCGGCCAAATCTTTTTCATTAATAAAGTTCTTAATATCCAACCCCATTTCTTTAATAAACGATATTGGGTCATCCAATACCTCGTCAACTTTATCCTCAACAACTTTATCAACCATTTCTTGGGTTGGTTCTTTATCTGGTTCAATATTATCTAATTCGTCTTGAGCCTTATCACGATTTTCGGTCGCCTCATCAATCATCTTTTGAATTTCATCGTGTCTTTGAGAATATTCATCGGCATCTTCAATTTCGTCCTCCAAATCATTTTGTTCTCCTTCCATTCTTTCGATATACTCATCTAATTCTTCAATATAAGATTCCAAATGTTCTTGTCGTTCTTCTTGTTCTTTTGTCAACTCAAAGTCATCGTCATTAAAAAATACGTCAGGATTTTGCCAAACATCATCCGTATACCAATCTTCAACATAACTTTTAAGATAATCAGTATCAATATTATTTTCAATAAAACTTTCATTAAATCCGTCAACACCCAAATCTCTAATAGTTCCATTGGCATAATCTAAGGCTCCTTCATCCATTTCCGATTCTGTACCAACAGAATACATTCTATTTACTAAACCATCAACACCAATAACTTCAAATTGTTCCATACCATAGAACTTATAAATGGATGGAAATATATTATAAACGTCTGCAACGTTTTCTTCCAATTCACTTATTTCCCCCTCAATCTCACTAACTCTATCATACAATTGATTATATCTATCAGAATCCTCTTCTTTGTCGTACTCCTCAGTTACTCGTTCTAACTCAATCTTTAAATTTTTAAGGATTTCTTTTTGTTCGTCATCCAACTCTTCAAGGTCACCATTACCTACTAACCATTTAAATAACGCATTTGCTTTAAGACCTTCATCATCAGTATCATCAATTGACCATTCATTGTTCTGTCTTCTTTCCTCACCATCCGCCATCTTTATAGCAAGTTCACGGGCCTTTCTTTTTCTTTCGATTGGTGTACCACTATCCCACACATAATTTTTTACCTTTATACCTGAAATATCTGACACATTTGTGTTAGAAATATCTAATCTACCATCAACATAACCAACATTACCTAAAGAATCCGTTGGAGTATTGTTAAGTTTTAAATCACCTGTTATCCATAATGGTTTACCTTGGAACTTTGGTAACTTACTAATTCCTTTCCCATGATATCCAGATAACTTCATTAACTCCAAATACTCTTCAGGACTTATTTTATAAAACTCGTCTTCAACTTGTTCAACTATACCCCTAACTAGTTTGATTAGTTTACTTTCAGTTAGTATGATTTTTTTTCTCATATTAATAAATACCTCAAAATTAAAATAAGTTAATATTTATAAAGGTATGTCATCAGGAATTTATATTATTAAAAATACTCAAAATAATAAAGTATATGTTGGGAGCTCCGTTAATGTTAAAAACAGAGAATATAAACATTTTTGGATGTTAGGTCGGGGTGTTCATGATAATCCACATTTACAAAAATCATACAACAAATACGGTAAATCTTCATTTATTTTTGAGGTAGTGGAAATTTGTGACGAGTCTAAGTTAATTGATAAAGAAAATTATTATATATCTAATTATAAATCCAACGTTATATCTTTTGGGTATAACTTAGCAACTGTAAATGAGTTTAGACGAAATACCTTCAATGATGAGGTTAAAGTTAAACTATCAAAATATAATTTAATTAAGAATAAAAATTTTTTTAAGTTTTCATTGACAAATATTGATACTATGGAGATATTTATATTTGAGAGTTTAGTTGATGGTGCCAATTACCTTATTAAAAACGGATTTACAAAGGGTAGTCCTCGAAATATTAGGATGAAAATATCAAGTTGTTTACGTGGAGTTAAATTAAACAACGGGTATCAAGGGTCAATCAGAAAAACTTGTTATAAACATATTTTTAAAATAATAAACTAAACTAAAAAAAACAATTAAGATGAGTTGTGGATGTAAAAACAAAAATAATGGAACTCAGGCTCAACCAGCACAAAATGCTCAACCTAGCCAAGCTCAACAAGTTAAATCTCCTACTATTCAAGAGTCAATCAAGAAAGTAGTTGAGAAGTATTACAATAAGAAGTAATCGTGTTACATTATCAGAATTGAAGAGGGTTATCCCTCTTTTTTTTTTATCTTCTATTTAACATTCTTGTTTTTTTAACTATCAATTTCACATAACGTCCGATGATAAACAATCGTTTTAATGTTGTTTATCATTTGTTATAAGTATGTAAAACAAAAATTATACAATATGAAAAAAGAAGATAGAATAAAAACAACGGTTGGTTTAAGTATAACTGATGAAAGAGATTTCTTGGAAGGTAAAATTATTTCAATTGATAATCAGAAATGTTTAGATAGTAGTGAATTTGAAAAGATTATGATAAAACTTGATGATGGTAGAATTTTACCTTGTATCAGAGAAGAACTTGAAGTAATAAACTCATAATTTTTATTTTATTACTTATAACAAATGTGTATGAGATATATTAATCCAAATTCAAGAAGAGGTATTGTTAACAAATTAGCCGATTACATTCTAAATCAAATAGATAAATCACAAACAACCCGATTACAGGTTACCGATTTTAAAACATTTTATGTTGTTAATGGTAATACCGACTCAGGCAAAGTGTTAGACTTATCGGTAATCAAAGAATCTTTTTACAAAGAAAATAAAGAGGTCTTAACTTCTTTAGGTGTCAAACAGATTAACCTTATCGACATCATTGACTATAAACAACCTATTGGTCAGTTAGATTACTATTTCGACCTTTATAATAGTGAGAGACCATTATACCATCAACACACGATTAATGAACTAAGAAGTGGGTTAGAAAGTCATTATAAACAGAGTCACCTTAATTCAATTAATTATACTAACCGACTTGAGTTAGAGTTTGATTATCCTTATAACTACACAAACTTAGACACATATAACACCACAGAATTTATGTCAGTATCATCAGAGTTTCCATACGGATATAGTTTGAATATGGGCAGGTTGGAATTATTTTATTCTGAATATGTTTGTAATCACCTCTTTGCTTCGTTAGCAACCGATAGAATGGAGTTTATGATTACAAAACAAAAAAACGATGATGAAGATTTATTCATTTCAGTTAATTCAAACTCAATTTATAGTAAAGAAAAAATCAAATCTTTAATTTTAGATGTATTTGATTTTAACCTCGGGAAGTTCCAAAGTATGTTTTTAGAGGACTATAATTTAACCACAGAAATTGAGACTCAATTATTTTCCAAGCCGTGGTTAGTTAAAGATAGAAGTTCAGATATAGTATTATTTTAAACTCGTTTAGAATAAGAAATAACCTGATAGAAATCCTTAGTCCCATCACAATATTCCTTCATTAAGTTTAATAGATTTTTAAACATGAAAGCATTTTTAGTTTGTTTCTCACACTTGATGAACAACTCCATTAATCCTGATAAGAACTCTATACTAAACGCACCTGTATTATCTAACAAATCGTACTTCTCAGTGAAATATTCATTATAAAGAAGTTTATAATCATTTCGTTCTTCTTTAGTTGAAAATGGTTCGACCTTATCGTAAATCTCAATCCATTCTTTAATATAGTTAGAGATGTCACTAGGAGAATATTCTGACTTAATGATTAGGTCAACAATCCAATGTGTGTGAGATGGTGCTCGTAAACGTGATTTTATCTTTGTTGATTTATATTTGATAATAAAATCTAACTCGGGGTTGTCACCTCGACTACCTTGATAAATCACCAAAAAACTCCCATCAGATAATTCCCACTGATTTAATGGTGTATGGGTAACACCGTCTTTATTGAAATTAAGGTTCATCTTAATTATTTAAAAAGTTACAACATATATTTCTTAATAATCTCAACCCCTTCAGTAATCTCGTTAAAGTGTTTCTCAGGTGCGAAGACGTGTGACGTTGGATTCTCACTCTCGTGGTCCTCAATAATCATAAATGATGGAACATAATCACTACCTGTTATCTCAACAAATAATTTATGTTCCTCATCATGTTTATCAATATCACGTTCATAATATTCAATGTTTTCCTCAACTAATTGTTTTTTCATCATATCACAAAAGGGACACCCTTTCATGGTATACAATATTACTAAATTATCCATTGATTAAGTTATTCGCTAATTGTTTAATTTGCGACACCATTTGAATACCTGATTGAGTATGGACTTCTTTACCACCTGAAAATGATTTAACGGTAGGAATTGCTCTAACACCTAATGAAACCGCAAATTCTTTATTTTTATCAATATCCATAGTATACAGTTGGACCTCTGAATTTTCTTTTCTATATTCCTCAGCAACTTTTTCAAAAGCGGGTTTCATTATGCGACATGGTTGGCACCAAGTGCCCCAAAAGTCCACAATTAATTTATCGCCATTTTCAATTTTTTGTTTTAATTCTTCTGTTGTAATTTCCATAATTTTAAGTTAATTTTTATTTATAAATCCGACCATCTTCTACCATTTTTTAATGAATAGAAATAATTTTCACTGACTTGAGGATAGAGTTCTTTTAATTGTTTAACTTTTACCCCTTCATTTATTTTTTGTTTTATTTTTTTAATTAAATCAACACCATATTTAGAATTTTTACGAGCACTATCTTTAATCTTACTAACTCGTTTATTTTTATCCTCATCAGACATTGATTCCCAACCTTTTTCAACGGACAATCGTCTTTTTTCTTTTTCTTCGTCCGCATTATCTCCATATAACTCTTTATATGTTTTCCCTTTATGGGAATTACCATTTTTAACCGCTTCAGATATTTTAACTCTTATTTCAGGAGAATGTATATACCCTAAACACCCTTCACCTCCGAATGTAGAGTTTAACCCATTATTATATGAATCATATTGTTTTATATATTTTTTTTCCGTTTCATATATAACGTTTAAATCACATTCTTCAATCAACTCTATGGTAAAATTTTCTTGACCATATTTTTTTATTGAATTATATAATTTTGATTTATAATCAGTTTTAAAACACCTATAAAGATGTTCATGAAACCTTCTTTTCAAAGAATTAATTGTACAACCAATATAAATTAAATCATTTTTTTTATTTGTGATTTTATAAATTTTACTTTTTTCCATGCTACTTGGTGTTTCACTATAAATATCACCAAGTCGACTAAAAAAAATCATTATTTTAATCTTTTTAATGTTTGTATTGAGAAGTTCGCAACTTCATATCTATCGATTGTAGTTAAGATAAATAGAGTTAACTCTTCATTTATATATATCATGATTCCTGTAGAATCGTAGATTACAAATTTTTCTTTTGTATGTTTTTTATCGTCACCACCTATAAATTCATTAATCCAAACTAACTCAGACTTACTTAAGAATTTATTGATTGATTCTTTAGTCTTACTTGGGTTAAGTTCGATAACCGAGGGATAAGATTTAAACTTATCAATAAAAATATCGATACAATGTTTTGGTATAATTTCCATATTGTTAATCTAAATCACCTTCTAATAAAGGTAAAGGTTCTACCAAATTTTCAGGAAATGGTAGGTTACCATAATTACTAGTTGGTCTGTTGTTTATTCTTGGGTCCTCCCAAGTCAACACTTTTAATAACTGAGTCGTATTCATTGGGTGATGACCATAATATGGTTTATCAACAAAATGTGACCCCGACTTAAATTCCTTGTAACCAATTTTTAAAATCACACCAGGTAATTCAAATAATTTGGCGGACATTAATTTACTTATTTTTAAATCCAACATCATTAAAGGTTTTTTCCATTCATCCTCCAACCTTCTATTAAACCTTCCCAAAGTTTGTACTCGTTTTAATTTAAGTATTTTATTCTCCTCAGAAATAGTAAATTCAATGGTCGACCTTACTTTAGACTCTTGACTACCCTCTCTAAATGAAATGATTAGTGACGGTGCTTTGTCAACATATCCTTTCACACAATTAGATTGTATAAAAGACTCCATATTATACTCGTCAGATGTTTTTAACAATACCGGGTAATAGGTGATGCCATCAATATTAAGAGGTTCTTGTACTCTGTTTGTAAACTCTTCTCCATATATTCTTTCGAATGTCCCTTTAGTGTAAAAAGAAATCTTATCACTCAAAACCATATGTTCATTCGTAAAACTGTCATAGTCTTTAGCATCCCACTTAACAGGTTCAAATTGACGTAATTGGTTTATCATTCTGAAATGGTCATAGTATGTATTCATATCTATATCACCACGTAGGACTTGTTTAAACACCTCAAAAGAATTGTTTTTCTCTCTCTTAGATAAATCTTTTAAGTACCCCGTCATTCCTCCATTAATATATAAATTACATTCAAAAACATCTTGAATTAATTTATCGTCTTGGGATGACATGAATTCCTTACCAAAAAAATCATTGGTGAATTTAAAGAAATCCAATCCTCGAATGTTGGTAACCTTATGTAATACTCGTTTAATCTTATCTCCCTGTAATCCGTGGATAAACATAAACGCATCCATAAATTTTAATTTATGTTTAACATAATCTTTCTTTTTAGGTTGGGGGTAAATGTTAATAAATGTACTCCAATTATTTGGGGATTTTATTTTATGTCCGTCCAAATATAGTTTAAATAAAATTTCAGGAGGAGTGTTCAGTACATATTTTTCAGTATTAGGGATGTTGTCAATGAAATGTGTTATAACATCATTTACAACCGTATTATTGATTAATAGTTCAGGAGTCTTTTCTAAGACATTTCTAACCATCGCAGACAATATACTTGACATTCTATTAAGAGAGTCATCATAAAAACAATTACGTTTAACTCTTTTAGTGAACTTCCTTTTCTTATGGTAATTAGTTATATGTCCAGAGTATAAGGAATGGGTTATGTAATTGAATGTTATGTACTGTACTTTGGTTGACACCCTAAAATAGGTTTTACCTTGTACCCGACTTCTTTGGTATTCAAAAAATTTAATGGCAACTTTCTTATCATCCTTAGTTACAACAACTGTTGGTCGATAAATAATAACAGATGCCATCGGATTACCGTAGTTTTCAACAAAATCTTCCTCAGTGTATAATGATTTATCAATAGTCCATTTAGGATGTTTTGAACTATACATCTCACTGTTGCTCATTTTAACACCAAAAAGGTTATCTTCATTCTCAACACTAAACTCCTCAGTCGCAAGGTTTCCGTTGAACTCGCTGTGAGATTGATAAATCTTTGTGGTATAATCAGATTTAGTAAATTTATATATGTCCGCCATAGTTAATTGTAAAATGGAGGGGGAACTCCCCTCCTTGTGTTAGTATGAAAACTGTTCCGCCAAATCCCAAAGTTTAGTATTCACTTGGTTAACCGCCATGATACTCTTCAACCCTTTCAAAGAAGTCTTACGACCACGAGATGAAGTGTACTCAAGTCCCCCACGAATGAAGTTCTCCTGAACTACATTGAACACTGTCCATAGGTCGTTCTTGTTATCTTCTTCACGTTTAGGGTACATGATTGCCATGACATCTAAACTTGCAGGTACTGTACCTGTTTTCCAACGAGTATTAATCGCCTGTTTAACGAATTGGATTTTTTCAGGGGTTGTTAACTCCTTACTCATCATTCGGTCGACTGATGATTGGATAAGTGGTAAACGTCCCGCAAAACTCTCTGTAAGTTGTTTTACCTCGTCCAAATCGAATCTTTGGTGTCTAAGGTTAAATGATTCTGAAAGTGACGTAGGAACAGTTAAACCGTTACTACAAACCAATCTATGAAGGCCAGCACTTACCGAGAAAGTTGCCATACCATTATGTGAATTACGGATGATTGCCTCAACCAAACAGTCCCCAACCTTTGGGAGTTCTCCATTACGAAGTCTTAGTTCGTGGACACCGTGAACACCACGGCCAGTTTGTTTTACAGACGAAAGTTCCCACCCTTGTTTTTGGAAGTTCTCCAAGATATCCATGGTAGGTACGAACACGTACTTCTCGGACATTTTAGGTGATGGTGTAGTTGTGAAAACTGCAGGTGCGGTAGATTTAATTTGTTCGATAGTCATCATATGTTTCTGTTTTAAGATTAGAATACAAAGATACGTTAATTTTCGAATAAAACAAAACTAATTTAAAAAAATTGAACCGAATTTGGTTTCTTGTACGATACTATATAATTTGGATTTATCATACTCAATTGACTTAACTTTTTTAAGTTCAACAACAATATCAATAATTTGTTTCTGAGTTAATGAAACTTCATCACCAATTTCACTATTCTTGATACATTGTTCCCTAACTTTTTCGTAAAAAGACTCTTTCAGTAAATTACCAATAAGGTCGATTAAATCATTAGGGTTCTTATCGAAGAAAGTTATTAATTGATTTACATAGATATCAATATCAACATTGTTCATAATAATACTTTTTTATAAAGGTACTAAAATTAATTTACATAATAAAATCCATTACCTTCATTACTTAATTTTTCTTGTAATGCTGGTGGTATTTTAACTTTAGGATTACTGTCTTTCAAGTTAATGAAAGCTAATCCAGGAATATTACCAATTCCAACAGGTAATGAAACTAAACTTTTGTTATTAGGTAATGCTAAGAAATTTAAGTTAGTCAACTTACCAATACTTTCAGGCAATGACTTAACGATATTTTGTAATAACAATGCTTGTAATGATGTGAATCGACCTAATGATTCAGGTACTACTAACGCAATATCTTCTTTAGATTTATTATTAATTAATAAATGTTCAATATCTTGAGGTAAACTGTCAAATAAATCATCAAATCCGTATAACGCAACGAATTTACCTGCCGCACTGTCAGGATAGTTAATTTCAACTTTATTACCACCCTTGTTAACTAAACCTTTTGCGAACTCAGGTTTAAAGAACTTTTTTAAATCCGACATAGGCCCATTTAAGTACTCAACAAGATTGATTTGTCTATCATGTCTATCCATATATTGATTTGACGGAAAGTGGAATTGGTATCGTTCTTCAGGTAACCCTGTTTTCTTACCTACTTTACCTTTATCATCATTAGGGAATATAACATATAACGGACCATCTTTAATGTACCCATTGAAGTAAGTTAGACCTGGCGATGATGTACACCATCTTGATTCCCCTTGCTCATATTCGTGGAACCCACCATAATAAATTGCCGCGTCTTTACCAACTTGACCTTGGTCAGTAATACGAATCATTGTCCACTTAGGACCTTCATAAATAATTTCACCACCTGCGTGATTGAACCCTTCTCTCGATTTCTTAGCCTCTTTTTTTTCCATCTCAGCCCTTTTCTTTTCAGGAATTTGGAAGTCGGCCAACGTATCAAATAAAGTTCTTGGAGTAAACTTATTAATATCTCTTTGTTCTTGTGGAAGATATGTTTTAGCTCTTTCGAATTTTTTCAAATCATCAGTCGTCTTATACAAATCCTCAAGGAATAATCTTCTGAACTCCATCGTAGCATTTTTATACGCTTTACTTGTACGGTCAATTTCTTGGTCCGCAGGTAATTCTAATTCAGACATACTAGGATTAACAAAGTTTTTCAATAACCATTGAGTGTATTTTCCAACTTTAACAGGGTCCATATCAGTCTCTTTCACATAATCAACATTAAATCCTTCAGGAGCCTTAGTTGTTGGGTCAGCAAATATAATTGTTTTTAATGTCTCGAAATCCATTAAACCTTTTGCTTTAGTCTTTTTCTTATCAGAACTAACAGGGGGTTTAACCATTTTGTCAAATAGTACTTGGAATCTTGATTGTTCCAAGATTAATCTAGATAATAGTGTTGTAATTCTCATTTTACAGTTTTTTTATTATATAAATATTCAGTGAAAAGAAATAATTCAATTTTTTAGTAGTTCATTATTAAAAGTTCTTCTCCCATAGTTTGAGGTTTACCTTTTTTCGCTGCCGCGGCCTTAGCAAATTCCTTTTTTTCCCACTTATATTGGTCTTTAGGAAACCATTCGGATAATAATGGAAAATCATAATAAGATAAAGAAAACTTACCTTTCATATCTTTTAAACAAATTGCCAATCTTTCATGGTCATTTCTATCAAAATCGTGGTTTGAGTAGTAATTTTCCGTTTTCCAATACGGCGGGTCAACATAAAAATAAGTTGTTGGTGAGTCATATTTTTTAATAACGTCAGCAAAATCCATATTCTCAACGTGAGTTATCTTTAAAAAATGCTCTATCCAATCCGGTTTTGATAATTTGTCTCTAAATGTTAGATATTTTGATTTATACTTTCCTTTAAGGTCTATAAATGAACTTGTCTCAGGTTTTGACCCACTGAACACTTGGGTTAAAACGTAAACATATTTTGCAGCAACTTCATAATCGCCAGGTTCTACGCTGAAACCTTCATTAAATATTTCAACTTGGAACCTGATAAATTGTTCTTTATATAATGGTGGGGTTGGTACCTCACCAAATTTTTGACAATCAATTGAGTTGATTGCCTTCAATAACTCCGTTGGGTTTTGAATACACTTAAATAGGTTATAATTTAATGGATTAAAGTCGTTGTAAACAACTTTCTTTAGGTTGAGGAACTGTTTTAGGTCCATACTAAAAAATGTCCAAAACATTCCACCGAAAACCTCAACAAATTCTTCTATATCCGTTGGGATGTTTGGTATTATTAATCTTGGAGCTATGCGGCTCTTGCCACCAATGTAGGATAACATAATTTCTATTTTAATTTATTATTTTATTTGATTTTTTTAAATTATCCACCGCCCATAATGGTTGTAAATTATCTAATGAATTAATTATAAACATTTTTTCTGATTTATCAAAACTTGAAACAGGTTTTATATGGTCAATATGCCACTCACCCCAATTATTCCAAGACATACCGTCAGTAAATTGTTTTTTCATCTTTTTAACGGTTCTTTTTTAAAAAAATATCCTGAAATATCCATATATTTCATTACTTCTCTATCTCCTTCAATGGTTGTTGTTCCATTTTCAGCCTTTAACATTATTATTTTATATCCAAAACGGTTTGATAACCATTTTATAAATTTTACGTGTATTCTTTTCATAATTTATATTATTTTATTGTTTGTTTAATTTATTTGTTATTCAATACCGTCTTCTAATTCTTTATCAACACAACATTTACTACATATTTTTCCCATCATAATATTCTTTTACTAACTTCTGAATAAATTTAGAGACGCTAACCTCTTCGTTCTTCATTTTATCAAAAAGATAACGGTCAATACTAATACCGTATTTTACTTTTTTATCTTTCTCGTCTTTATAAGGTCTTCCTTTTGTTGTCATATATAATATAAATATACTGAAAGATAAGAAAAGTGCGTTAGAAAGTAAATAATTCTGACAAATTTATTGATAAAATTCCAAATTTCCTATATTATTATAAAAAAAAACAAATGGAAAAAGAAGAAGGTTGTAAGACATGTAAAAAAGGATTATCAGGTATGCACTGGACAATGATTATAGTATCATTCTATATTCTATTTGCAGCAATTTATGGTACAGTTAAATTAATCGGTGAGATTATGTCTAATTTTTAGACCGTTTAAACTTCACAAATAATTTAACAAACAAATCCCCAACACCATTACTTTTAAACCCTTTCGATTTAACTCTTAAGGGTTTTGACGTATCAAAATCTTCAGGTATCTTAATCGATATGTTTCCCGATGGATGAGGTATCTCTAAATTGTCCTTACTTAAATCCTCCAAAGTTAAAAACGCATTATATACCAAATCATTCTCACTCTTCTCAAAGTTACCTTCGGGCACCATTTTAACTCGGATAACTAAATTACCATAAACACCGTTATTGTAGTCTCCCTTACCTTGCATCTTGAAGAACTGTCCGTTATCAACTCCATGAGGTAATTTTATTTTAATGGTTTCCATCTCGGGCATTGTCGAACTCCCGTTACAAACTCCACATCTTGTTTTAAAGACCTGTCCTTCACCTCTACAATCATTACATGGTTGTCTGAACACTTGAGTAAATAACCCTGTTCCCATCGTTACAGTGGTATATCCACCACCATTACACTTAACACATGTTTTCTTATCACCACCCGACCCATTACAAGTAGTACAACCGTGTTTTCGACTATATGTAATGGTCTTATCTGAACCATTAAATGATTCTAATGTACCGACAGTTATATCGATAACACTATCAGGTGCGGCTCTTCGTCTAGGTTGATACCCCGAATTAAAGAAATCTTCAAAAGGATTTCCACCACCAAAACCTCCAAATGGATTATTTTTTTGGTTATCGTATTGTCTTCTTTTATTCTCGTCACCTAACGTATCATACGCTTCAGATATTTTTTTAAACGTTTCTTCATTCCCTCCTTTATCAGGGTGATGTTCAATCGCCATTTTTCTATAAGACTTTTTAATTTCTTCTTGTGTCGCTTTTTCATCGACACCCAACACTTGATAAAAATTTTCTGTACTCATTTACTTATCTATATACTATTTTTATTATTTTATAATTATTAATCATAATGAACGACACCTATCAGGTTATTCTATTTAAGAATAAAGTAAAAAAGAAAATAATCAATAAATTTAAGACCCATAAAAAGGCTCTTGAGTATTATAAATTACTCGTTAAAGAAAGTGATGAGGTGATTTATGATAAATCCATGGAAAATGGCGTAGTATCCGAATATGAATTGTCCTTAGTTGAAAAGTCCTCGTCTTCACCTATATCTTTGTATATGAAAGATGATTACGGAAGACAAGTTAAAGTCTCTTTAGATGATTCTGAACTTACCATGATTAACATTACAAGATACCGAATCGAGGAATTGTTTTTAGATTATACAACAAACAAAAAGATTGACACTCGTCAATTCATTAAACAATACTTAGACCCTATAGGATTTAAGTTAATATCAAAATTAAATAACAAAATCATCGTGCAAAACGATGACAAATTTAATTTATTCACATTAAAAACATCTGACGAATCTGAAAGATTTATTGATATTTTAACAAAAAAATTTAATGATGATGGTAGAAAGGATTGTTTACTAGTAAAGGATTACTCGTCCCCTCAAAAAAAATATCTTTATGAACTATTAGTTAAAATGGGGTTTGAGAAATCTTATCTTCAGAGGAGTTCAACAACTTATCCTTCAAGAAAATAAATTCAGTTCCTGAAATATCAATTTTAAATTGTGTGGTATTATTATCAAAGTTATTTACTTGGGCTTTGGTCCTATTAAAATCTTCATCATTTAAACAAAACACAACAACAGATTTTGCGTTAGGAAACATATCGACTAATGAGTCCGATAATACCGCAAATCTTTGTATTACCCCATTAACACCTTCTTTATTCTTTTCCATAGACTTAACTGTATAATTTCTTTTTTAGGAACTAGTTCCTCTTTTTTATGTTTTTTAATTTCCTTAATTAAATCTAATTTACTTTTTTCAAGGGATAGTAGGTCTTTTTTATTCTCCTGTTCCAACCACTCCAGTTGTGTCGATTTCTTCTTCATTGTCAACTAATTCTATTTTGGATTTTTTAATGTCAAAGTGTAAACTTTTTAAATTACTCAAATTTTGTTTTTCAAAAATCATTTTTAACTCATTTACCTTAGAGTCAAATAGTTTTTCTTTTTCTTCTCTTTCGAGATTATATTTTATGATATTTTGAATATTACCTGAAACTTTCTCTACCTCTTCTTCAGTAATTTCTGACACAAACGAAAATAGTCTTTCGTTCGGTATTGTTGTGGTTTGCTCCATCACTTTTTCCTCATTCACAAATTTCTTAGGTAATTTCCACGTATTTGGAAAACTAACATCAAAAGTTAGATAAGTTTTAATTTTCCTAACAGACTGTAGGTAAGGAAATAGTATCGAGAATTCTTTATATAAGCTCATAATTAATGTTGTATTAAATAAGTTAAGCAGTAGGTAACTGCCAATCCTAAGAAGATAAGTTCCCTACCACTTAACACCAATTTAGTTGGTGGTGTTTGTGATAGGGCGCCTATAAACCTAAAAACCGTTCTTGCCACGGTTAGTACCGAAAAGATAAATATAAATAAAAATATACTATCTAAATTATTCATTCTCAGTACCTTTTTTTTCTTCCAAAATTTCTTTTCTCAAAGTTTGTAATAAGTCTTTCAACCCCTGTGCGGTTTTTCTAGCACGAGTTCCAGCACTTTTATTCCCTTTGAAGAATTTTGTCACATTTGCTGACAATTCTTCTGTCATTAATTTAATTTGTTCTAACGTTTCCATTTGATTTTATTTATTATTTTTATTGATTTTATTACTGAAAAGTTAACTTTCTTTACTCTATAGTAAACAATATACGTGTTTTTTTATTTTTTCATGTGTTTATCCAACATCTTATAAATCGAAGATATCATATCAATGTCGGATTTAGTGAAAGGTTTTTTTGTGTCAAATAAATCACTAAAAAAATTACCGATAGACTTTCGAATTTTTTCGTCCTTTTGATTGTAAAAGATTTCATCAAAGAATGACTTGAAGTAATCAAAGTGCTCTCCCTTATAATCAAAGATTAGTTCTTCTTTCTTAAAATTATCAACGATTTTATTCCAACACCATTCAAAGTGTCGTTGATTGTCATCCTCACTTAAAGTGATTTTAGTTTCATTTGATTTTGGTGGCTCCCCTAAGTAAGTGTCAACTATCAGAATATTCAATGAGTGACTAAAATCGGAAAATAACTCCAATTTTTCGGGAATAATGTTATTACCCCTGAACCAAAGGTCCACATCTTCGGGGGTTAACGGCTTTGTTATATAGTTAAAAAAATTCTCCATAAGAAATGTCTTATGGAGAAAATATAATAACTATTATTTAAATGTATATTACTGAGTCTTTCTATCGTACGAAATTAATGATTTCATTTTTTCAAACTCCTCATTTAATTTCTTATCAGTTTTTGATTCAATTGATTCGACCTTAATGTCTATTCCTTTTCCTGACTCTTGACCTGGTTTATCTGTAACGACAGGTTGGGGTGATTTATTTGCCGCCATTCTTTTAGCTTTAGCAAATTTATTTTCTTTTCGTTTTTTATTAAGTTTTGCCCCTAATTCAGTTTTTTCAGCATTTATCCATTCAGGATTATTACCTGTTCTTGAAGACCCTTCGATATTATCTTTCATCCAATCTTCATTGGGATGTATTTCATCGTAATCAAGATTTTCCATACCAGGTCTCATGTAATCATCCAAAAATTCTTCACCATCTTTAGAAACTTCGTAAGCCATTTTTTTCATTTTTGCTAATCCACCATTACTTTTTGGGAAATGTTTAGGGTTTGTTTCGTAGTCACCTTTAGAACCGTCCTTTAAATAATCTTTCATTTTCTTAGCCACAGATTTAATATAATCATCGTTCTCTTTACCTGAACCTTTAACGGCTCTTCTATATGTTGTTAATCCTTTAGGTTCGGTTAAATTTTTAATGTTAGATTTTACTTTTTCTTTGTCCTCCAACACAATTTTTTCAATTAAATCAATCATTTCTGATTCAGATAACTTAAGTGTTGATTTAGATTTTTTAGATTCTTTTCTTAACATTCTGAAATCTTCCGCATCAATCTTATTGTTTTTGTTCTTATCAATTCTTTTTTGATTACCTCGTAATCTTTCATTCATATTCATCTCCATTCCTGCCAAATCTTCGATTGCCGATTTACCTAAACATTTGTCTTGGTATCTCTCATCTTCAGGTCCAAACATTTTTTTCTGATATCTACAAAATTCACTATTTTCCTCTTCTTTTTCAGATTCTTCCTCTTCAAAGTCAACATCGTCTTCTTCCTGAACATAATCAAATTTACCGTTAAGGTCTTCTTTATCATAAATGTCTTCATCCATATATGATTTACCACACTCCATACACTCTCCTTCAGACATACCTCCACCACATTCACAAACTTCAGATTCTTCACCAAGTTCATCCATTTCTTTATCATCATCAAACATACCCATTTCATCCCCCCAAGATTGTAAAAAATCTTGTTCTTCTTCAAAACTAGGGTTTTCATCTTCATCATCCATGTCGTTATCATCACCACCTCTGACAGGTTTATTTAATAACGCCTCGATTTCTTTATCAGACATTTTTGACAAGTTAAGTTTACCAAATGTAGGATGGTCATCATCCATTCCACCTAACTCATTTACGTTAGATTTAATTTTAGAAACTAAACTATCGGCTCTTTCTTCTAAAGTTTCGTTGATAATTTTACTTACTAAGTTATCGATATATGTACTGTTAATTTTTTTCATGTTACTTTTTATTTAATAAATATCTTAAATTTTTTATTTGACATTATAATATTCATAAGACAAGATGGATTTAATAACATTTTCGCTAATTCCGTGTTTCTTACTTATGTTTTTAATTACTTTTTTAAAGGTTTCATTCTCAAAAATGTTCAAGGCTTTAATATCTCCCTGATTACAATATGGGAATTTTTTACATTTCTCTTTCACTTGGACGAACTTACCTCCAGGGATTTGAGTTTTGGACTTACCTCTCCAATCCTTTTTCTTGGTTGATTTTGCCCAAGCCGCAGGACTTTCATATGAACCTGATGAGGACGAACCCGTCGCTTCTTTAGTTTCAACTTTTTTAACTTTTCCTTGACAGTGAGCCTTTTGGCTAAATCCTTTTGGATTATTACAATCAATACTGTCTTTATATTTTTTAGACCATTTTTCTTCAACTTCTTCACTTTCTTTGATAGGAACACAATTAGGAACTTGTTTACCGTTCTTGTCTTTCATACCATTTTGTTTGTACCCTTTCCAACATGACTCATTCATAGCCTTTATTGGTTTTGGGGCCTCGTCTGAGAACATGGTTAACTTTGGGGATTTGAAGGATGTTTGTTTCATCTCATCCATTTCTTTTTTAGTGACCGAAAATAATGGTAATGGTGCCGAGTAACCTCCAGCAGAACCTGAACCTGTTGATTCTTTAGATTCTCCACCAATAGAACTGTACATCTTTCCAATAGGTTTGTCTAATTTAGGGGTTCCAACTATTTTGTCAGACACTCCTTTTTTTATTTTTCGTTTAATCACTTGTTCTTTTTTGTTTTTACCTTTATTTTCTTCAAGACTACTAAGATATTCGTTTTGGGCCATCATTCTATCGAGAGGGTCACCGCCAGTCTTACTAAATTCGGTAGACAGTTTACCTTTAAAATCCGTAGTTAAATCTTCTTTCAGTTTCATATTAAGCGTTTTTTAATCTAGGAGCCCAATATCCTCGTTGGGTATACATAAATTGATAAAATTCAGTGAATACTCGAATAACAATGTCTTTAACATCCCCTTCAAGTTTTCCTCGTCTAATTTCTTTTGATAAGGTATCCATTAGTTTATCTTCGTATTGTTTAATGGTGTTATCCCCCATGAAATCTTTAATTTCTTTACGAATTATAACTTCAATTTGTTTTTTATCAGTATCGGTTAAAGCCATTTTATTTTTTAAGTTTAATCTTCCAATAAATACCCCCTTGGACTGAAATGGTTTTAGCATTACTGTAACCAACCCCAATTGAGTATATCTTATCTTTTTTATCTTTAATCAATAGAGATGGTCCAACAAAATTCACTAAATTAACTTTATCGAACCCCGCAACTCCCCCAATAAATACCATAACTTTAGGTGGTTGTTCTAAATACAATGTTTCTTTAATGGTTATTTTGTTTACATGGGAATCAAATGTTCTGTTTAATATTCTATTTTTAAAAATTGTGTCATTAACGGCAATAAACCCTAAACCCTCAGTAAGTTTAAGTGTGTCTTTATAAGGGTATTTAGTATAATAGTCTTGTAAGATTGTTGCAGTATCAACATTGGTAGGTACCTGAACATAAACAGGTTTGTCAACAAAAATAACTTTACCTTGTTTATAAACAACTTGTGTTACAGGTTTATATATTGTATCAATATCATGTTTAATCACGATATATTTTTTTCCATCAACTTTAATTATTTCTCCTTTATTAGGTTCCCCTGTTGAGGAACACGCTCTCATTAATAAAATGACAATAATTAACAATAAGATTAATATTGTTTTTAGGTCTAATTTTTTTAAAAAATCTATCATTAGTCGTTTCTTTTAGTTTTCTTTCTTGATGCTAATATTTTTGCCCACTTTGATTTAAATTTTTCATAATAAGACTTTAGTTTTGTAACAAACTCAATAAACTTATCATCCATCTTCATCATGTCACCATCAATATAAATACCATTTTCTTCCCCAATTGAATATGTAAATTCCACATCAAAGTCGATAATTTTACCTGACCATTCAACATTATTTGGATATACGTTTAACTTATTAAAATCCACTAAGTCGGAAACCTCAGTAACAAACTCATCCATAGTTTCTTGGAAGGCGATTTTTTCATCAGTTGTTAATTCTAATTCCGTTTGAGTTTTCCCATGTATTACCAAAATACCTCCTGAAATTCTATAGGCTTGTGTTTTATCTTTCTCGGGATTTGTTTCCTCGTCCTCGTCATAATTAAGTGCGGTCTCTATCTCGTCACCAACATTTAATTTTTTAGTCGTGTCGCCAGATGTCATATTTACATCTTGTTCAGTTAACATACCGTATTGTTTTTTAATCCTTATTGATTCTTCTAATGTATTAGAATTAGAAAGCATTGTTCTTGACGCTTTCAATAAGTTTTTTATTTCATCATGTGAGTTTATCATCTTCTATTTTTTTTAAAAATTTTTCAAAATTAAAGGCCGGACTAACATCGGTAAAATTAGAATCAAAATTACTTTTGGTTACCACTCCCTCAAACTTTTCAATACCATTTATTCTCGTATTATGTCCAATAACATTATTCTTTATTCCCAACTCATTAAACAACATTTTACATAAAATAACTGTAGAATCTATTTGTTTTTCTGTGTATGGTTCCCAAAAGAAATAATCTCTCCATTTTTTTTCGAACGTATTACCTTTATAAATATCGCCAATCCAGTTAACGTAATAATCTTTTAGCGGTTCTTTTTGTAACCACCCTAAATTTTCCAATACAATGACCACCGAATTTCGATTTACATTAACTTCGGATAAGAATTTTGAATGTTCGGTATTTGAAAGCAGGTTTAATATCTTACCTTCTTTGGTAATAACATAATTTGGAATCTTGGGGTTTTTACCGTTATACCGAAATTTTAAGGATTGTAAGTAATTTTCAACGTTTCTTGAAGTGTGAGAAAGAATGATTTGATGTTTCTTTTTCTGTTTACCTAACGGTTTGAAATCACCGTATTTTATTATATCTACCATTTAACATAACTTAAAGGTTTATTAGATTAACTTGATTTACTATAGGTCAATCTTCTAACCCCATCATTAGTTGTTGTAGTTGTGGTAATCGGTGTTAGGTTCTCTTGTATGTCAAAGTATTTAGTTGTTGTAGTTGTGGTAATTGGTGTTAGGTTCTCTTGTATGTCAAAGTATCGTGATGATTCATATTCTAATGTCTCCTTTATATCAGGACTTTCATAATTATCCACCAAATCAGTTATTTTAGTTTTTATCTCAACTTGGGGGGTGTCATGTATGGTGTCATGTATGGTATCATGTGCGGTAACTTGTTCGGTTGTAGAGTCAGGTTTGTTATCCTCATACTTAATAAAAAAGTGTAACGATGTTAATGATATGATAGGTAATAATCCTCCTTCTAAAAACGCTAACCATCTTTTAAGTGAAACTACATCAGTAATATCTGTACCAAACGCCTCCCAGACAGGTGAAGTTAATTCGACCCACGATTTAAATAATTCCCCATTATCATCAATCTCTTGATAAGAAAAGAAGATGTTACCCAACATTTGGATAAAGGTGACTATTAAAAATATTCCCCAAGCCCCTCCTTTCATTTTTAATGAAGAAGCTAATATAGAAATCATTGCAGCAATTTCAATTGAAATTGATAAATAAACACTCCAATTATACGGATTAGCAATATCATACCATTCCGTTACATGTGATATAGATATTATCGACACTAATATTATCGGTATTAATAATGTAAACCGAATAATATTAAATTTATTTCTACTAAAAAAATTATTCATGATATCCAAATTTAAATCCTTTTGCGTTATTTCTTCTTTTTTTTAATACCCCAACAATAGTACTAATTGGTATCTTAAGGGCTCTACTAGCTTCAGATATACTACTATAAATTTCTTTAGTTTCCGAACAAATTATCTTTTTCTTTTTTGGGGATGACTCCCTTATTTTCATTTTATTTTCCTCACTCATAACTAAACCTTTTTTAGATTCGCTAATATTTTTTTTATGGTCTTCCGTAAATGGTTTTCTAACAATATTTTTAAGTGAGTTTTTAATATTTATCCTATGTTCTTTAGTTATAATTTTTTTCTTTGCAGAATCACTTAAATTTTTCCTATGCTCTTCAGTAAATGGTTTTCGAGATTTACCAAACCTACTTTTACTCATTTTCATTTTACTTTCATAAGTATGTTCTTTAAATGACCCACCATCACCTCCTTCAGTATGATTTACCAAATTAAACCCCCACGTCTTAAATAAACTAATATAAAATATCTCCCAAAACTCCCAACCATCTTCATGAACAGTATCTATAATTGAAATTAAAGGTTTTAATCCTTTATTCAATAAAGAACTTATCCATTTATCTTTATGTGTTTTATTATTTTTAGATTTTTTTATATGGTCATTAAACCTAAATTTTACATCATTAGTTTTACCAATATATCTAACATCGTTAGTTATTGGGTCACTAAGTGTATATATAAAAACATCTAACATTATTTTTCTAAGTTTTTAAGATTTTGTTTAACAATTTTATGTAATTCCATTAATTGTTCTCCTCTATTTTTAGATGAAATGTAGTTATCATATTCGGTATGAATTTTGATTTTTTCAACTCTAATGACTTCAGAAATATTATTAATAGTGTCCTTCTGACATTTTATAACAGTGGTCAAACTATCAACAATTTTAGTAGTTCTAATATTAACTTTTTCTAGTTTTCTAACATCTCCTGACTTGGAACATGAACGGAAAAAGAAAATAACCAATAAAGAGGTTAAGATATGTATCTTATACTTTTTAACAAATTCAATAACTTTTCTCATAATATTTTTCTATAAAAGTAAAAAACCTTCTATCATAATAAATAGAAGGTTTTCACTTTTTTACATATAGTCGAATAATACCGAACTGTCGTTCCTTAATTTTCGTAAGGCTTTTTCTTTTATTTGTCTCACCCTTTCTTTCGTAAGACTGAAATCCCCACCAATATCCTCTAAAGTTCTTGGTGACCCAGAGATACCAAAGTAATCCTCAATAATCACTTTTTCTCGTTCATCTAAAGAGTTTAATAAACCCATTAACTTAGACTTTAACAAATCCTTACTGTTGAATACTTCATCAGGCATATCCGCATCTTCATTTTTAATGATGTCAAATAATGTGTCGCCTTCTTCATTAATATTCATATCAAGGTCAATCATCGATGGTAACCCTTGGAATTTAGGTTCTAAGGACCCTCCATTAGATTCTATTGCCTTTTTGGCTCTATGTAAGTCTTGGACAACATTGACAGGAAGTCGAATGGTTCTTGCGTTATCGTTTAAAGACTGTAAGATTGATTGTTTAACCCACCAAACCGCGTATGAGATAAATCTTAAATCTTTATACCAATCAAAATTCTTAATCGCCTTCATTAACCCAAAATTTCCTTCAGCAATTAAATCAGGAAAATCTAATCCTTGGTTTTGATATTGTTTTGCAACCGTAATTACAAATCGTAAATTACCCTCAAGCAACTCTTTATGAACTTTATCTCTTTGAGCGTCCGTCAATGTTCCAGACTTCATCATATCCGCCAACTCTTTTTCTCGTTGTGGTGTCATAACTTTTATCTTACGGATGTCCTTAAGATAGTGTTGAATTTCTTCTTGGTTAATTGGAATTCCTGTGTTTTTGTCTTTCATATTTATTTTTTAGAGTATTCGTTAAGTAAGTTTATTTCAGAGTCGGACAAAGAGGGATACCCCTCGTCAATTATTTTATCTAAAAGTTGGTCTATTGTTTTTACTTTAATAGTAACCTTATCTTTAATTTGTTTAATATAATCATCGTCATCATCATCGTTTATTTCTTTTAATAAAGAATCTAAACCATTTTCAAGTTCCCCAAAGAACAATTTTTGTACCTCAACCTGTTCTTCCTTAGTATTTTCCACATTTATACCTGTTTTGTCAGGATTAAATAGATGTTTCTCTATGTTTCCGTCTAACCAATATGACATTTTGTCAGGTTCGTACGGGGATAAGAAGTAAACAATTCCTGATGCTCCTAAGACAACTTGGAAAAAATCTGTTATGTTAGACATACTATCAGTTGAGTTAAAAGTAAGGATTACTGATTCTGGTCCAAAATAATACTTTATTTCTGTTGAGTCGGTTATCCCGACTATTTCTTCCGCCAAAATTCTTACAAACTTTTCTTGGTCGTTGTGTTTTGCAAAAACAAATAATAAATATTTCATAGGGTTATTTTCTATTCTACAAATATACTAATCTTTTATTGATTTACAAACTTATTGAGAAACATAACTAACATTATCTTCTTTTTTAATTTTAACAACATTGTCCGCCCAATTGGTTACCAAAGGGTTATGTGTAATGACAAAAATCTTCTCGAAGTATTCTTTAATCTTATTAAAAAATTCCGCAACCATATCTAAATTATCGTTAGAGATTTTACCAAAGACCTCATCAAACACTATTATATTTGGTTTTGGTAATGAACAAATTTTACTTAATACCGCTCTTAACGCTAAAGATGCGATTGTTCTTTCGTAACCTGAACCTGACGCCATCAGTTTTTCCACTTGGGTATTATTATCAATCATCAAGAACTCAACCTCATTCTTATCATTAATGTTAACTTCCAATCTGAAATGAGAACTGTCCTCTAACAATCTTTGTAACTCAGAATTGATTAACGGCATCATGGTTTTCATAATCATTTTTGATACACCATTTTTACCATATATCTCCAAGTATATTTTGTAGATTTTTTCTCGTTCCGATTCCTCACCTATCTTAACGATAGTTTTTAGATTTTGTTCGATTTTATCTTTAAACGTTTGAACTTGATAATCGTTACTGTTTATTTTTTTTGTCGTATTATTTTTTTCAACATCAAGGTCATCTAAACGTAGTCCCGCCTTAATTAATTGGGTTTCAATTTTTTCGTTAGATGTTATTTTATCTTGTAATTCATTATATTTCGTTAACTTCTCTTGAAGTCCTTTGATTTTTAAATCAAATCCTTCAATACTAAGTTCGTATTTTTCTTTTATCAGTTTGTTTTTTTCATACTCATCAAACTCTTTTTTAAGTTGTACAAAACCTTGTTCTTTGCCCGATAAAACCTGCATTAACCCCGAAATTTGGTCTCTTTGCATGATATAACCATCAAGTTCGGCAATTTTAGACTGGGTGATTGAGGCCATCATTAAATCAATTCCACAGTGTTCACATTTGATTCCACCATCAACAGAACTCTTTAAATCCTCAATAGTTTTTATCTTATGGTCAACATCAACCTTTTTCTTATATTCCTCATTATAGTCTTCCTTAACTTTATCGTGTTCATCTTCATGATAAAAAGAGGATGGTTCCACAACCTTTATCTCAGATAATTGTTTTTCAACACCTTGTCTTTGACTTTTAAGAGTCGTTATATCCGTAGTTACTTTATCAGGAGATAGTAAACTAATTTCTTTATCAATGTCAGTATGCTTACTTTTCAATAAATTATCTCTGTATTCCTGACCTTTAATAATTCGGTCCTGAACATCAATTAAATCTTTTTGAAGTTGTTGGTTCTCTTCGTTAAATCCAACTATTTTAGAATTATAATCTTCATTATC